GGATACCAGGAGAACGTACTGGAAAAAATCTGTGTGAACGGCGCGGAGCAGAACATCCAGGACGGAAAGGGCGTAGACCTGTTTGTGCCCACCAAGGTCAGCGACCTTGTGAACGACGACCAGTACTACACCGAGGACGAGATGAACGCAAAGCTGCGGGAGAAAGTGGGCGTTTCCTTTGACGGCAGCGAACCGCCCAGAAACACGCGGCTCTGGGTGGCAGTAGACCCGGCAGCGGATACCGAACCGGAAGAGGAGCTCAGCACCCAGAGCAGCCAGGACCGATACGATTTTACGATCCTATAACAGAAAAGGGGTAAAGATATGGCAACAAGTGTAAAAAATGCAATTGCGCGGGCACTGGTGGAGGGCGTGATCACCGACCTGATGCTCAAGACCAACACCGACAATGTGGTGCTGGACGATAACGGCACCGAGGTGACGCTCTCGGCTAAGCTGGCGGAATACATTGCGTCCCTGAACGGCAAGGCGACCCCGGCGGACATCACGAATGCCCTGAACAGCTACGTGAAGAAAGACGGCAGCAAGGTGCTCTCCACTAACGACTTTACCACGGACCTGCTGAACAAGCTGAACGGCATTGCGGAAGGGGCCCAGGTGAACAAGATCGAGACCATCAAGGTGAACGGCACGGCGCAGACGATTGCCTCCGACAAGAGTGTGAACATTACCGTGCCCACCAAGGTGAGCCAGCTGACCAACGACAGCTCCTACCAGACCAAGAGCCAGGTGGACACGGCGGTGGCAGCAGGCGTGGCGAACAGCAAGCACGCCAGCTTCAAGAAAGCCAGCAGTGTGCCGGCCGTGGCGGATGCCAAAGAGAACATCCTGTATCTGGTGTGGAACAGCACGACCAGACATTATGACATTTACGCCAAAGTGGAAGACAGCAGCGGAAATTTCAAAATGGAGCAGCTGGACGACACCACGGTGGACCTTTCCGGCTATGTCCAGAAAGTTTCCGGCAAGGGACTTTCCACCAACGACTTTACCGCTGCTTACAAGACGAAGCTGGACGGCATTGCAACGGGGGCCAACAAGTACACCCACCCGAGCTACACGGCACAGAGTTCCGGCTTTTGGAAAGTCACCGTGGATGCAACGGGCCATGTGAGTGCTGTGACGGCTGTGACGAAAGCGGACATCACGAACCTGGGCATCCCCTCGACCAATACGACCTATGCAGACGCGACCCAGAGCGCCCATGGCCTGATGACCGCAGCGGACAAAAAGAAGCTGGACGGGATCGCCAGCGGTGCGCAGGTGAACAAGATCGAGACCATCAAGGTGAACGGCACGGCCCAGACCGTTACCAGCAAGGGGGTAAACATTGCCATGCCGGTGATCTACGCCCAGGCCAGTGAACCGACGGGCCTGAAAGCGGGCGACCTGTGGTTCCAGATCCTTTAAGAGGCCGGAAAGGAGGAGAGCTCTTTGGCGACGACAGAAGCAAAGGTCCTGATGACCTGTAAGGACGCAAGTGGCAACAAGATGCTGCTTTACCCGGCCACCAAAGCGGAGCAGGTAGACGGGCTGGGGACGGCCGCCGTGAAAAACACCGGAGATTTTGCAGCAGCCAGTCACAACCACGATGGCCGCTACTACACCGAGAGCGAGATGGACACGAAGCTCAACGGAAAGGCCAACAGCAGCCACACCCACAACTATGCGGGTTCAGGCTCGGCAGGCGGCACGGCGAACAGCGTGAACGGCTTTACCTTTGGGGTGCAGACCAGCGACCCGGGGGCGGGAAGCAGCCTGACGACGAACAAATTTTTGTTTGTGTATGAGTAAGAGCGCTATTTCGTTAAGACCTCTCAGGCGCTTTGCGCCAGCTCCCCTTGAAAGGGGAGTTTAAGAGGAAAGGAGATTAAAAATGGCATTTGGGCCAATGAGCGTGGGCAGTGAGGGAGCGTTCAGCCTGATCACGGACCAGACGCTGACAAAAGAAAATGTGGCAGCGGACGCCAAAGCGGCGGGGGACGCGCTGGCAAAGAAGTTTGACAAGACAGGGGGCACCCTGAGCGGGCCGCTGAAATTCCCGTCCATTGGGAAAAGTGCGACGTCCAGAAAAATCGGGTGGAGCGGGGAAGAAGACGGTGCGGAAGTGTATTTGCAGACCGATGCAGCTGGGCGGGGGACTCTGATCTGGAACCTGCTGGGGGCGGCAAGCGGATTTGCTCTTGCACTGAACGGTGCGGTGAAGAGCTGGTTTGGGAGCGATGGAAGTTTCCACGGAAGTGTGGTGGGCAAAGCGGAGGCAGCGGGAACGGCGGACAGCGCCACACGTGCAGCCAGCGCGGCGTCGGCAGACACGGCGGCCAACGCGACCAATGCCAAGAGCGCAGATCTTGCCAAGAACGCCACCACGGCAGCGAATGTGGGCGGGTACAGCATCCAGAGCCGGACCAGTGACCCCGGGGCAGGGAGTGCCCTGACCAGCGGCGTGGTGCTGCTGGTGTATGAGTAAGAGCGCTGTTCCGGTAGGACCTCTCAGTCGCCTACGGCGACAGCTCTCCTGACAGGAGAGCCCTTGGCATGTCCGTTAACGGCACCAGACCGCTTGGGTTTCTACGAATTTCAAAATGGAGGGCCCTGTCGCCCTCGTCAGGAGGATAGAACATGGAACTGATTCAGCCAGGTTACACTGCCCCGGTGGAAGAGGGGGAGAACTTTGCCACCTACGACGCCATCAGCAAAACGGTGGAGGAGCACAACCAGAATGCGGCCCCGGGTGAGAAATACTGGGGCATCAGCATCGAAAACAGCACTTACACGGTGTACGAGTACGGCGAAGTGCCCACCCCGCCCACCGAGGAAGAGCAGATGGAAACACTGCGGGCAAAGAAGCTGGAGGAAGCCTCCGACGCCTGCGAAGCGGCCATCACGGCGGGCATCGACGTGCTGTTCGGGAATGGGACGCAGGAGCATTTCTCGCTGGAAGTGCCTGACCAATCCAACATCGACGGCGTGTTCAACGCGGTGATGCTGGGGGCCACGGCCTACCCCTACCACGCAGACGGAAAGCAGTGCAAGCTGTACTCCGCCGCCGACATCGTGACGCTGTACACGGCAAAGCAGAGCACCATCACCCAGCAGACCACCTACAACAACGCTTTGCGGCAGTGGATCTGCCGGGAGACGAGCCTTGAGGTGCTGAAGGG